ACAGGCGTTCGGCGTCATCCAGGCTGCTGGGCGGGAGGACATTTCCAAGGCGCTGTCGAAGCAGTGCAAGAAGGCACTCCGCCCTTGGCAGAAGGGGCTCGAGGTCTGCAAGCGCTTCGTCGAACTGCGCGGCGAGCCGACCGACCACAGCAAGGACCGGGACCCCGAGGTCATCAAGGCGCTGACGGACTACCTCACGACCCTCATGGTGGACACCATCCCGAAGTCCGAACGGGCGATGCGACAGAACGCCCGTGCTCGTGCTCGACGCCTTGGACCAAAAGCCGCTTCGCTTGCGCGGCACCAGGCGATTACGATGGAGCGGCGGGCGCAACTTGCCCTGCACGGGAGGCTCGATGTCGAAGTTGAAGGGGAAGCGCCCGAAGGCGTACAAGGCGAGCAAGCCGCTAACTGAGAACCCTCGGCTCGGCGGCTGGCCCGAACAGCAGCACCCTCCGACTGCGGAGGAGAACAACCGGCACGCTCGGGACCCCGAGGGCAACAAGGTCGGGGCCATCCTCTTCAAGAAGCAGGACGTAGACGACCTCGTCAAGAAGCTCGGCCACACCTCGAAGGAGGCCAAGCACGCCGCGAAGTTGATCCAGTTGGAGATGCAGGAGTGCATCAACGACTTCTTCTACTTCTGCGAGAACTACTATTACATCAAGGACCGTCACAACCGGACCTCTCTGCTCAAGCCGACGCCGGAGCAGGAGCAGGTCGTCATCGACATCGAGGTGTCGGGGCGCGTCCTCATCGTCAAGGCCCGAAAGTTGGGCATGTCCACGGTGCTGTCGGCCTACGGGCTCTGGCTCGCGATGTTCCACAGCCGCTTCTGCGGGACGATCGCCCACCAGCCGGACTCCGTGCAGAACATCTTCGAGAAGGTCCGCTTCGCGTACAGCAAGTTGCCGGAGTGGATGAAGCGCGGGGACTTTGAGGCTGACCGCAACAGCAAGGTCGAACTCCGCTTCCCGCACGGCGGCGCCTACCGCGTCGGCACGGACAAGGACGAGAAGTTCCGAGGCGGCGACCTGTACTTCGCGCACTTCTCGGAGTTGGCGGCGTACCGCGACCCGAAGAAGGTCTTCAACGCGACCCTCGACTCTCTCGTCCCCGACGCCGTCGCCTGCATCGAGACGACCGCCCGAGGCATGGGCTTCCTGCACGGGATGTGGGTCAACCGAGGCAACGCCTGGACGAAGTTGTTCTTCGACTGGAAGGACGAGCCGTCCTACGTCCGCGACGAGTTGCCCTCCGGCATCCACGCAGACGACCTCAAGAAGCTTGAGGAACTCGCCGACAACCACGGGCTCACGACCCGGCAGGCGAACTTTGCAGCGCACAAGTTGGCCGAGAAGGCGTCGGGACGTTGGGACTGGCGCAACTTCCACCAAGAGTGGCCGCTCACCGCTGACCTGGCGTTTGCCGTTGCCGAGGGCCGTGTCTTCGAGGCGTCTTTCGATGTCGGCCCGTTCCAGTCCGGCGTGATGGAGTTCCAGCCTGTCGCAACGAACGGTCGGTACTTCCTCGGGTTCGACGCCTCCTCGGGTTCGGACACCGGCGACTACCAAGCGGTCTACGTCCTGAGCGACGACTACAACAAACCGGAAGTGTGCTGCTCTGCCGTCGTGCAGTTGCCGCAAGACCAGTTCGGCGAGTTGGTCTACAGCATCGCGACGAAGTGGAACAACGCGCTCATCGTTGGAGAGAACAACACCTACGGGCTCTCTGTGCTGATGGCGCTGCGCGAGGCTGGCTACCCGAACATCTGGCGCAAGTTGACCTTCGACAAGGTTGGCAACCCGCTGACCGACAAGATGGGGTTCAGCACGAACGTCGCGACCCGCAGCATCTTGACGAAGAAGATGCAGCAGTACCTCGGCGGCCCGAACTGTCGCATCGACCCGGCGTGCCCCCGACTGAAGAAGGCGATCAACGACTTCGTCTACAACCCGGACACCGGCAAGCAAGAGGCTGCCCCCGGCTGCTACGACGACCCGCTGTTCGCCTTTGCGCTCGCGACGATCGGCCTGGAGCCGAACAACGCCGTGCAGCACAAGGGGCCGGTCAGCAAGCGACCCCGCTCCGAGATGGAGATTCTGCGGTACGAAGTCGTCAACCAAACCGTGTACGACCCGACGCAGCACTTTGACGACGACACCGAAGAGGAGAGGCAGGAGTTGCAGGCGTACATGCAACACCTCAAATCCGAAGACCCTGTCCTGTACGTCGAGGATGTCTTCTTTTCGTGAGACACGTTGAGACATTTCTTGACACAGCAAGACAAAGTGTCTCATACGTCGAGACACACGGGTCGCCGCCGTGCTGAACCGGGCGAGAGAGAGGACAGCGACATGGCAGACGCCGCAGCTCCCGAGGGAATGCCCACCGACGACGACGTTTTCGCAGCATTCGATGCAGACTTTGACTCCATCGTAGCGGGCGAGCCCGTCGCACCCGAGTCGGAGGCCGCGCCCGAACCTGAGCCGGAACCCGAGCCTGCCGAGGCAGCGCCGGAAACCGCCGAAGACCCCGAGCCGGAGCACCCCGAAGAAACTGCGGAGGCAGCCGCCGAGCCGGAGCCGAGCGCCCCGGACGAGGAGGACGTGCCGGAGCCTACCGAGCGTGACCCGCAGTGGTATCAGCGTTCGATGGGCAAGGTGCGACGCCAGCGCAAGGCCGCTCGCGAGGAAGCCGCCGCTCTCCGTGCGGAGATCGAGGCTCTCAAGCAGCAGCGTGCCGCAGCGCCTCAGCCCGCCCCGTCGCAACCGCAGCAGACCAAGGCTCTGACGAAGGAAGCACTCTTCACTTCCGTCGCGCAGGAGATGGGCCTGGACCCCGATACTGCGACCGACTTCGAGATTCGCACTGCGCAGATGCTCGCCGAGACGCGCTTTCAGGCGCATCAGAACGAGCAACGGTACGCCGCGCTGCATCAGGCCGACATGCGTCGTCAGGTGCAGTTGCTCGAGAAGCAGGTCGCCGAGAGGGTTGCAGAGAACCCATTCGTCACGCGGGAGGAGTTGCTCCACGCCGAGTCCCGAGGCATCGACATGGACGAGTACATCGCCGACCGGCGAGGCGCGTTCGAGTCGTACCTCACCTCGCAGGGCTACGTCCGCGCGGACCAGCAGCAGCAGACCAAGGCGCCGCCCAAGCCGATGCCCGTGCCCGCCAACAAGGGCAAGACGCGGAAGCAGACGGCGGCTCCGAACACGACACCCACCGCTCCCAAGTCCTACGACAGTGACGAGGACTACTGGAGCGACTTCGACGCCGAACTCGACAAGCACTTCACGTCGTAGGCGTCAGAGGAATCTGAACAATGGCAAACATCACGTTCGCCGCATCCGTGGTCAACGAACTCTTCGAGCGTCAGTTCGCGAAGGGCTTCGTTGACATGGTCAACCGCGGCTACGAGGTCCTCGACCTCATCCAGAAGACCAAGGCCTCCTTCCGTGGTGCGTACTTCGAGTACGTCATGAACGTCGCCAAGCAGGGCAACGGTCGCTACCAGGGGGAGGGTGCCGCGCAGCCCACGCCGCGCAGCATCAACCACGAGGTCGTCAAGTTCGAGGTGTCCGAGTACATCGACAAGCTCGGCTTCACCTGGCGCTTCCTCGCCCAGGGCGACAGCAGCCTGCTCAAGTCGCAGATCAAGCGGCGCATCCGACAGGCCGTCGAGGACAACCGCGACTTCCTCGACCAGGTCGCGATCTTCGGCAACGCGGTGCGCGGCTTCATCAACGAGCGGACCTACCTGGCCCCGTTCCCGCTCGCGGTCGCGACGGGTGTGGCTGGCGGCTTTCGCAGTGCCGAGTTCGAACTCGAGTACCGGGGCGACTTCAGCAAGTTCAGCGGCGCCTCGCTCGCGGACATCACCTCGTGGGTCCCGGTCGTCCTGCGCGGCATGGACGACTACCAGGCGTTCGGCCTGCTGCGCGGCACCGCTGGCGTGGCTGCTCCGAACGACATCGGGTTCTACGTCACCGGCACCGACGGTGTAGAGAACCTGACCCTGGTCGCGTTCTCGAACGTCAACACCGGCACCATCACCGACTGGGTCGCCAACAACGTGATTCAGGACGGCTACGCCATCGCGGTGGAGTTGGACAACCGGACGGCGACCGGCGGCCTGACCGTGGGCACCCCGCAGTTCGGCAAGATCGACCCCATCACCGGCGTGGCCGAGGTGGGCGATGCCTCCTACGAGATGCAGGGCATCTTCACCGGGCTTGCCTACAAGACCTGGGGCGACAAGGACCGGACGAGCAACGCCTACACCACCCTGCGCTCGACCATCCTCACCATGTCCACGACGAACGCGCACACGGCGACCAACTTCACCTCCGAGCGCATCAGCCGGTGGATGCAGGAGGTCAAGACCAAGGCTGGGCGCATGGGTAAGTTCAGCCACCTGCTCTGCAACTACCTGCTCATCAGCCGGTACGTCGCAGCGCTGACCTCCACCCTGGAGTTCCAGGTCAAGGGTCCCGGTGGCACGGCTGACTTCGGCGTCCAGAACCCGCTCATGTTCGGCTACACCCCCAAGGAGTGCCTGAACGTCCCGAACGGTCTGGTCATCGGCTTCAACCAGAAGACCTGGGTCGTGCTCACCGTCGGCGGCAAGATGATGGACATCATCAAGCGTGGGCAGGCTGAGGGCGTCATCGGCGGCCCGCTGTTCAAGTCCTCGGACGTGACCACCTCGAGCGACACGGTGCTGTACGGCATCCACCAGCTCGTGTGCGACCGCCCGAACGCCAACGGCATCCTCACCGGCATCAGCCTCAACTGATCCAAGGAGTCCATCATCATGGCCAAGAAGTACATCGAGACCTGGGACACCACGGACGGTTCCCAGCAGCAGGCTGCGCCCATCGGGACGCTCAACTCCATCCTCGTCTCTGTCGTCGCGTCGAAGATTGCCTACATCGAAGCTCCGGCTGACGGCAAGGTCATCGGCGCGAGGGGCTACATCACGGGCGGTGCTGCCGGTCCGGGCGCCCAACTCGACATCAAAGACAAGGATGGCAACACCATCGGTGACACTGGCACCGCGCTCAACGCCGCTGCCGACGGCACGGTGTTCATCGTCGAGACGATTGACGACGACTACAACACCGTGTCGAAGGGTGACCGCGTTGCCATCGTGACCGCCGCTGGCACCCAGGCCGACGTGGTCGTGGAGTTCGCGCTCCTGTGAGCGAAGTGAGGTAGACGATGGCAGTGCCCCCGCCTGATGGCTTCTACACGATCGAGGAGTTCCTCGCCGACTCGGCGAAGTTCGCAGCGTTCGCGGGAGCCATTCATCCGAAGAAGACAGCCGGAGTGAAGGGTGTCCTCATCGAAGGTGGCAAACTCACCGTCGTGCCTCACACTCGGAAGTCGGCACCTCCCCCGCCTCGGCAGCAGTTGCAGCAGCATCTCGTCGAGACGGGGGAGGCGCCGCCTCCGAAGAAGCCAAAGCCAAAGCGCAAGTTAAAGTCGCACAAGCAGCGCCGCGTGCTGCCTCCCATCCAGTCGATGGGCGACGACATCCCGTTGCTGAACCTCGGCACTCTGTGGGGCCTGAGCAACCCCGAACTGCGGATCTACTGCGCCCACTTCGGTGTGAAACTCTACACGGGCGCCCGCAAAGAGGGGATGATCCGCAAGATCAAGGACGCGGGGCAGTACCTCAAACTCGAGCGCAACGCCCGCAGGCCGAAGAAGCCGGAGCCCAAGGCTGAGGCTGAGGCGGAAGAGTGAGCGCGAAGTGGCGCCGTCGATGGCGGTTCGTCCTGCGCCTGCCGCTGCACGCCGTGCGGTTCGTGGTGTTCATGCTCGAAGCCTTCATGCAGGGCTACGAGTACCTACTCGACGCAGTTGAGCACGACCTCGTTGTTGCGAAGAGGGCTGCTCCTGCCGTAGAGTCCGACGTGCCAGCGTCCTCCCCCGCTCACTGGCGGCGGGGTCCCGAAGACGACCAGTCCCCGTTCATGGTCCCCCCGTCGTAGGAGTCGCTTATGCGCGGCAACCCCTTCATGCCTCAGAACGTCTACCGTGCGGGCATGACAGACGACGGGCGTAGGTCCACCTCTGAAGTAGTTGGCATTGGTCTTCGGACTTTGAAGCCGGTCGCTCAGTTGGTCGGGAGCGTCTACGGAGGCCCCGCTGCCGGTGCAGCCATCGGTGGTGGTTTCGACATCCTCGACCGAGGGCTAAAGGCATACGACGCGCGGGATGAGGCGCTGCGTCAGCAGGTCGCCAACGCTGCCCTGTACGGAGGCATGTGATGGTCGCAGCCGCAGTCCCCGAGGACGTGAAACTGGCGGAAGAGGGGAAGTTGCCCAAAGACATGGGCGCTCGCATCCGGTACGCCAGGACAGACCGTCAGGCCCACATCGCCATGTGGGATACCTGCCTTGCGTTTCTGCACGGCAACCAGCGTCTCCGCGACACGGTGTACTCGACCTACAACGTCTCTCGCCGGGACCAAAAAGGGCGCGACAAGGCTTTCGCAACCAGCAACCGGATGCTGCCTATCTACCGCTCGAGCATTGCAACGCTGCGGATGCAGATGCCAAAGATGCACGCCGGGACGCTCAACCCGTCTTACGACACCGAGGTCAGCAAGACGGTCACCAAGTACGCCCTGCGTGCGTGGTGGACGCTCAACGATCTCGACGTAAAAGGCATGACTGCCATCCAGTGGATGAGCCCGACCGGCAACGTCGGGTGGCACACCTACTTTAACCCGGTTACCGAGTGCGTCTGTACGGAGGTCATCCGCCCCTACGACATCGTGTGGGAGGCAGAGAACCGGAGTACCGCTGAGGCCGATTGGGGCGCCGTTCGCAAGATGATGACGCGCGCCGCCGCAATCGAGATGTACCCTGAAGACCGCGACTACCTGTTGACAGTCCCGGTCGAGACAGACGAAGACGGCAACGAGGTCCGCAAACTTACCGACCGCCTAGAGTTCTGGCACGTCTACTACAAGGACGGGCGCTGCGGGGTCTGGTGCTGCGACAAGTGGCTGTTCGAAACGGAGACGCCGGAGGGCATCTTTCCTATCAGCATGTCGCGCTGGACGGTGTTCCCCGACTGGCTGTGGGGTATGTCGCAGATGTTTCCGCTCATCGACCCGCAGATCCAGTACAACATGTTCCGGTCGTTCATGCTCGACTCGGCCCGGTTGATGTCGAACCCGATGTGGCTCATCCCGACGCAGGCCGGTGTGCGCCAGTCGCAACTGACGAACAACCCGGGCCAGCCGATCATGTATAACGGTATGGCGCCCGCGCCTCAGCGTGTCCCTGCGCCTGCCATCCCGCCGCACGTCTTCGACATCCAGTCCCGCCAGTTGGGCGAGATGGAGGACCTGGCAGGGATGCACAGCCCAACGATGGGCAAGCGCGCACCGGGCATCAGCGCAGCCGTGTCGATGCAGCAGTTGTCGCAGGGGGACTTCAACCAGTTCCTCATGACGACCAAGGAGATTGAGCGGGCTCTTTGCGAGCAGGCTCAGTGCGCGATGGTGCTGTGGAAGGCGTACATGCCGCAGCGCAAGACGGTGTCGGTCTTCTCCGAGGCTTACGCGGGCACGGTCACCAAGGTCATCAACGCCACGGAGTTGGTGGACGCCCCATCGGTGACCATTGAGGCCAACTCGTCCTTCGTCGCCACGACCGAAGAGAAGGACGCGAAGCTCATCGAGCTGGCTCAGTTGCGGATCGTGGACCCGGAGACGGTGAAGCGGAACCTATCGTTCCAAATCGACGAGCGGTCGGAGATGGACCGGGTCGTCAACCTCGTGCACGCGCGCGAGCTGCTCGAGGCTCTGCTTAACGGGCACAACGTCGAGTTCGACGAGTACAGCGAGCCGCCGCTGTTCATGGCTGTGCGCCAGGTCTTCGGCGAGTACGTCCGGGCGCCGGAGTTCTACGAGGGTGTCGCCGAGGCGAAGCAGTCGCTCCAGATGAACCCCGAGGATGTCGAGGCGCAGAACCGCATCATGGTGCAGCAGAACATCTGGACCCTCTACCAAGAGGCGGGGATGCTCTTGCAGCAGGGGATGCAACAACAGGGGCAGCAGCAGAGTCCGACCGGCGGCCTGGGCGGCGGACTTCGGAACCCGAACCGGGGCGCCCCGAGCAACCCTGGCGCGCAGGGTGCAGCAGCCCGCCCAGCACTGAACGACGAGCGCAACCCGACCGCACAAGGTGACTCCATCAAGATGCGGACGGGCGGCGCAGGCATGTAGGGGGACCGATGTACGTCACA